CGGCCATTCTGCTTCAAGCTTTTCCGCAAGCGCCTTGTCACGCTCAGGCTTCGGGATGGTAACATCGAATGGAACCAGATTAAACCGGCGTCTAACTGCTTCATCAACGTGCTCCAGCTTGGGTTTGTGGTTGCCCGCTAGGACGAGCGTGAACTGGGGCGTGTACTCGAAGAAATCTTGACGCATGAAATGCGCCTTGATAGGATCGCCTCCGGTCATGCCCTTAATGCGCTCTTCGTTCCATTGTTGGTTCTTGCCGACTTCGCCGCACATGACGAGCCGAGCGCCGCACAGATCGGCGAGGTGCGTTGGATGCTGCTGGCCGAATGTGCGCATGAAGGTCGAGCTCTCGGCCCATCTCGCGTAGTCGCCCATGATCTTGTAAAGCGTGTTCAGCAATGCGCCCTTGCCGTTCGAGCCTGTGCCATAGAAGAACCACAGTGATTGCTCACCGACGAGGCCGGTCAGTGAGTAGCCAAAGATTTTTTGAATGTAGCGGATCTTTTCGCTATCGCCTGCCATGATGCGATGTAAGAAATTGAGCCACATCTCTGGCTCTTCGAACGAAACTGCCGCGCGCGTGATCTTGGTGATGTAATCAAGCGGGTTGTGCTTGTTAAGCATGCCAGTTTTGAGGTTCACTGTGCCGCTCGGTGTGTTCAATAGCCATGGATCAGCGTCCCATGATTTGATATCCATGGCTATGGTTTTGTGACGCCGCGCAATGTGCATTACGTCTTTCAGCCGTTTAGCCGAAAGCAATGAGTTTGCTATTTCGAGTGAGGTTCTCACCGCCTCGGCTTTCTCTTCATCGGTTGGCGCCTTGAAGCGTGACTTTGCGCGAAGCTGTTTTGCGGCGAATGTGGCTAGTTCGTCTACTGCGGCGCGGAGGAATTCTAAGCAGCGCCAATCAGCGCGCGAACGGAAATCGGTTTCCCAATACTGGCCGCTCCAGACGAGCCACTGCCCGAGCTGTGCATTAAACCGAATGGAGTCCTTAAACTGTGAAACGAAGCCGCTTGCCAATGAGTCGTCACTGAGGGTACTACGCTTGGAAGCCATAGGGTGAGCCTGCATAAGTCATTGATTTATTGTGAGAAAATCAGTATAGCGCGCGCGATCGCGCTGCTCAATGGGCCGCGCAGCAATTCGTCTGTACACAGATTAGTGGCGCTTACGCTTCTAAGCGCCATAGGGGTAAGCTGTTGATCTGTCAGCGCAATTCGCGCTGCTATGACGCTTATGGCGCATGGCGCTTCGTTTTTGCATTAACGCTCTAGTGAGCGTCTGGTATACCAAGGGATATAAGAGTGTAATGTGACTTCTAAGCGCCATAAGCGCCATAAGCGCCATAAATTGTTAGTATGCTGTTGTTTTTGTTGAAGATTCTCAAAAATTGATCAGTACACGGAAGCGCCATTAAGCGCCATTAAGCGCCATGTTTTTAGAACAGAGTGAGAACATCTAGCACATCTAGTGCTATTTAGCACATCCTGCAGCTTTAGTTCACATGATGTTCTCTTATTGACTGTTTGTATCCTCTATGTCATGCTCATGCAAAGGAGCCGGTCATGGACTTTCAAAAAATGCCAACTATCAACGCTGTGAAAAACATGTCGGACAAGGTCCGGAGCGCCTGGGTTGAACTTGAGAGCGCAATCTTTGAAAGCCGCTCTAGGAACGCGGCGCGTGTACTTTTGGATGCAGATGATGGCAAGAAACTTCAACCAAAACCGTGAATGGGGCCTTACGGAGGTCCGCGATGGCGGTCTGAAAATCCATCGAGACCAGAATGTCATTATAGGCGCGAAGAACATTTGCGCTTATATCGGCCTGAAGTCTCTTGTGGCCATGCATCGCTGGGTCGATAAGCATGCATTTCCTGCTGTCATGCGCCCTGACGGCATGTGGATGACCACAATGACCGCTGTTGATGAGTGGCTCTGGCTATGCCTTGAAAGCAAGATGGCCGTCGATGAGCGGGAATTTCATGCGCCCAGTGCAATTGCACTGAAGTGCGCTGAGAAAATTGGCTACATTCGTGAGAGGCCGAGCTATGCTCGGACAAACAATGAATACAAACGCGCATGGGAAAAACGGACAGGCCGGAACCCGCGATTCTATGAAGGCCGCGAGGGAAGCGAAGCGCCCACCGATGAGCCCGAGCCCGAAAGTCCTAAAGATTCGTGAGCGCTATGCTCATGCACTCGACAACGTGAGTGTCAGGCTTCGCAACTATGATCGCACGCCGTTCGTGGATTTGCTTGCTATCTATACTGAGATGTTTCCGAGTGCGGAGGCCCTCGAAGCATTTGCTGAGCGCTTTCCTGACAAGTACTTGGTTGGCCTCAATGCACTTGCACGAACCGCTGGCTTTACTGACAAGACTGAGGCCACTGTCAATGTAACCGTAAATGTTCGCACTATGTCGGATTCTCAGCTTGAAGATAGGCTTGCGCTGATGGCCTCTGAGTTGCAAATCAAGCGGCCCCCGATTATAGATATTACACCTGGCGAAGCGATGGGAATAGATCAGCCAAAGATGGGAACAGCGCAAGCTGTTCAAGCTCAAGTAGCGGGGCTTCCTGAAGACGCTGAATTGAAAACGAAGGGCGCGAAGTAAAAGTCGTTTGCGGCAAAGCCGCAATTCAATCCTCAATGTGAACCTGGAGCTCCCGTCCCGAAAAAGTCCGTGCCCCGCCCCGCTTGTTGCACTGCAACATAGCCCTTTCGCATCTGCGAAAGCGAACGCAGTTTGCTGCAACGCACCAAGCTTGTTCACGATCTTGTGATCGAGCATCACTTCACGATCTTGTGATCGATGGCGGCAGAATGCCGCTGCTACTCTGATTATCTCGCAACTGCGAGAGGTAGCAAGCGGTTTTTGTGCCATGCAGCATGCAGCATGCGATGCTCGGCGCGGCAACGCGATCACACAGTTGTGATAACATAAGAGTTGGCGCCAAGCGCTCGGAGGTGCAAGCTACACACAGATGCAGCGACGTGCTGCATCAGAGAGCGGCGGCAGCGCCGCGCAAGAGGACAATCCCATGACAGACTTACAGAACACTGCCACGAAGACAGAAACTGCCACGAAGACAGAAGAGCCCGCTAAGGTGCAAGTCTCTGTCACGAAACGTGTACTGACTCCAGTGCAGAGCACTGCAACGAAGTTACAACCTCTGAGCGGCGACGCCACCGCGAAGACGAGTTTTAAGGTTGTACGTCCCAAGGTTGCGCAGATCGAATATACGTTTACGCCGAATGAGGACAAGCTCCGTTACCAGACAAAAACCGAACTTGACTTCAGCCACTGTTCTGATGATGAAATCCTGGAGCTCGCAAGCAAATCCATCATCATCCGGTTGCAAAACGCAAGACGGCAACTTCCCCTTGCTGAGGCCCTTTCACCACTGTTGCATGAAATCGTCAATGTGAAGGATGAGCTGTCTGGTGGACGTAAACAGGTCGACCCTGCAACCCAAGCGAGAAACGCAATTTCTCGGCTGGAACCTTCCGAGGCTCGTAAACTGCTGGAAGAGCTGAAGAAAATCCTCAAGTAAATCAAGGGCTTCAGTGGGCGTCCTATTTGGGCGCTCACTTTTTTGTGATCGAGCTATCACTTTTTCGTGATCAACTATCACAACTTTGTGAATTGTAAATCCGCCTCGGAAGGCCCATATTGTAGGTGCGGGACGGTCCCGCAGGAGGACGCAGAAATGGCAAACGCCAACCAAAAATTGCAGGAACTTCAGACGCAACTCCTGGTAGAAATCGACGGCAAGCTCGGGAGCTTCAGTGACAAAATAGGCGCAGTGGTATTAATGTTACAGAAACCCTCGATGTATCAACCCCAGGATGTAACCTCGATAATCCTCGCAATGCAAGCAGAGGTTGTAGCGAGCAAGAGCCTACTCAACCTAGCAACGATGATCACAAAGAAGTGATAAAATAAGAGGGAGTGGCATTCTAGCCACTCCTTTTTTATTGCGCGGCGCTCGCCGCAGTGGCTAGTATACCGCAGGGGGGTGGCCCCCCGGTTACACTTCAGGATTCCCCCATGTCCATCCCCGCGCATGGCTAGGACAGGTAAACTTCCTCACAGTTGTGCTACCGTTGGTTTTGGTCAAGTTGCCTCTGGAGCGCGTCACTAACTTGCTGTTCGGCCGCGTCGGCTTTGCGCTGGGATTCCTCGAAGATTTGGCGCTGCCGCGCAAGCGCCTCGTCGGCTTTGCGGTCCGCGTCGTCGTCAACATGCAGTGTCGTATCAGCCATGAGCTTTGCCCATTTCAATAACGTTTACTTCTGTTATAGGGGTCCATGCGCCGCACCAATTTGTTGGCTTGGTGGGCGCGAACACGCCGAGCATGTTCATAGTAACGCCCATTGTGGTCTGCTGCGGCACGGCAATAGCCGTGGGCGGCTGAGCATGGCACTCGCCCACGTCCACGCCTGTTCGCATGTACATGGCGCAATTGCGGCAGCTGTAGGGTTTGGGAGGGCTTCCATTCATAGCAGGCTCCTTACATTGGCAGGGCGCGGCCTCGGCAGCGGAACTTGGTGCTGATAGTGTATTTGCTATCGTTTAGCACCATCTGAGTGTCCGCGCCGTATAACATGCATTGTTCGCGCGTTTCGAATGTTCGACTTGTCAGGTCGAAAACATGCGTTCCGGTAACTGTCAGAACAGTCAGGACAAGGGTGTAGATCATGGGCGGGGCATTTCCTGGGGCAACGAGCGAAGCGAGGGAGTAAGCATGTAAGCAACTTAAGCATGTAAGCACTTTAAGCAGCTCTCGCCTCGCTCGAAGCCTTTATTTCAGCGGTCGGCGCGGGGGTTCACGGTCGAAGCGCTCATGCGGTGCGAAGATGCGTACAGGAAGCGACACGATAGATTCCAGAATATCTATACCAGTCTCAAGCACAGGTTCCACGACGGCGCAATAAACATCTTCAAGAACGCCATTGCGGTAGATTGTGCAGGTTTCGGCGCGCACGTTTGCGCCGCTCAAGATCAGCAGCGAAGCTGCCATGGCCGCAGTTTTAAAACGGGACATACTCACTTGGTTTCCTTTATCGCGGCGCTGCCGCTCGGTAGTACTAACTATTAACTGTTGATTGCCATTCTAAGCTTTGAAAGCCAGCGGATTTACTGATTGCCGCCGTTCACGAGCGACTGCCGATTTCTCCTTGATTGCGCTAGTCGGGTAGTTCGTTGCAACGCCTTCAGCTCCGAAGGCGAAAGGTCCGTCTCGCATGGGCGTTTCGCCAAGGGCTTGATTTGCGGGATTGCGGACTTTTTCCGTCGCGCCGCGAGCTGGCGCAGGTTTCTGGCGGTTCGCAAACGTCTCGCCCATTGAGTCCAGGCCAAGACTATCGTCCTTGGAACGAAACCCAGTTTCAAGCCTATTGACTCCTATACCCGCGCCGACAGCCTGCTTGTAAGGCTTACTTAGCAAACTGCCAAACGGATTCACGAAGTTGGTTTGCTTAGTACCAGTACCGCTGAGTTTCATGGCGCGTTCCCTTTTCTGGCGAAGCGACGGGTATACTGAGGAATTCCCTTAGCTGAAGGATTCCCTTAGCTGAGGGGCTCCACTCAGTTTCCCCGCCGCCTAACCGTTACTTATCGCAAGAGTCGCCCTGCGATTCCGATCCGCCGTGGCTACGCCAAATTGGATTGTCGATGTTCTGCGCTACGCATACGGCTTCGCGCGTGTTGACGTGCAGGCCCGTTCCGGCGATGTCCTTATTCAGTTGCGGATTACACGTCAGCAGTGTGGCGGCAACTGAGATGGCGGTAACAAATTCCATGGTAGTGCTCCTAGCACGTTTGTGTATTTAAAAAGAAGGGGATGCCTTTGATAGCATCCCCCAGTTTGGCAGAAACGTTGAAACGAAAGCTCAGACTTCCGGTGTTACTGCGTCGGCGACAGGTACGACATCATCAACCGGCACTGTGGGCGCTGGCTCCGGCGCAGCCGGGGTGCTCTCCTTGATTGCTGTGGCAAGCCTTCCGGCCTCAGCATCGAACTGATCAGCGAACGCATTAATCTTTGCCTGAGCTTCAGCGTCTCGCACTTCAAGCGTGCGCAGGGCCTCGGCTACAGTGCGAACTGTGGCAACGACGCTTTCAACGACGGTGCCCAGATCGCGTACCTCCTCTTCGAGGCGGGACCAGTCTAATGCCATTAAATGCTCCTTAGGTTGTATTCCTTAGATCGGCGCCTTAGCCGATCTTCTTTGCCGCTACGTAGCGCCCCCAGAACGTGACAACGCCGAGCGCGGCCGTAACCACGCCAACAATCAAGTCTGGAAACTGCGCTGCGATTGTCGTGCCTTGCGCCGCATCAAAGAGGCCGAGAGACACGCCAATTCCTACTGCTACCTGGGCAATGCTTGCCCAGATGGTTCTTGACTCCCACCAAGACTTCACTTCGTCCATATGCAATGCCCTTCAGTTAAATTGCCGCTTTCGCGCGTGAGCTGAGTATTAAGCACGACCGCGCGCGTGTCAAGTCTTCAATTTTTTCTTGCCGGCTCCCAGCTCTGAGGCTGCACCCTTGAGGTTTTCTTTCATGGACTTGACATCATCGAGCAGCGCAGCTGCTCGGTCCTCGCTGGTTGCAGGAATCTGCGTATCGGCAGCCTCGCTTCGCGCCCAGCCCGGCGTCTCAAAAGCGTCGTTTGGCGGGTATCCTTCCCATAGTGACACCTCGCCTTGCACTAAGAGGACTCGCCCACCGGGGCTTTGGACTCTGGTGTAGGACTCTTTTTCGTTGAAGAACATTCAACACTCTCCAAATCAGGGGATAGTACTTCCTTCGGCACGCAGATTGCGCACTCGTCTTCGCCTATGTTGCCAGCCAAGAACTCGGCCAAGTCTGACTTCTTAGCGACGATAACATAACTATTGTCGAACTGATAGACGCGGCACATTTGGCGCGTTTTAGGATCAAGGGGCAGAAGCTCTTTCACTCTTGTTTCCTTTGCCTAGGGCGGGCGAACAGACCAAAGCGAGACATTGCGCCGGTAACACTTCCTATACTGTGGCCAATAGCCAGCGCAATTTTGGCCGCGCTCATACCATCTATTGATAAAAGGCGGATGCGCGCCTGTAGTTCGATAGGATACCGTGTGGGTGAGCGAGCGGTGGGCTCCGATAACACGGAATCATCATCAAAAGCCAGTCGGTAGCCTACCAAGTAGTAGCTAATTACGCACATCTGGAAGCGTTTTAACAGTTTACGGACAGGCCCCAGCCGATTGCTAATAATGAAACGCCAGCAATCAGGCCAGTGCTGGCCCCAAACTCCGTTGGCCAGAGCTTCAAGTGAGGCTACTTTGGGCGCATGCTGGGTTAGTACATACAAAAGTTCTAGCCCAGTCGACCTTAGTGATACGGATGCGCCCTTAAAAGTGACGAGGTTATCCTCTAGGGATACGGATAAACCTTGCCAGGAAACTATTGAAGTGCTTTCTTGTGTTGAGGGAGGGTTTGTAGTATTGTTGAGCATGTTAGTTCCCTCGGAGCAGATTCTGAGTGAGCACAGCGAGCTAAGACTATGATTTTACATCATAAACGCACTGAAAGTCAATGAATGTCGACTCGTGAAGACCAGGAACACTTTGTTATCATGGCTGAAGAGTTGGCCCTGCGACGCGGTAATGATCCGCTGCGCAGCTTCCAGCTTCATGATAGGCAGCGCGCCTTTGTGGATTCAGTTCTCCAGGTTAAAAAGAAAGAAAACTGGTTCATAGCGGCCAACCGAGCAGGAAAAAGCGACGCCGGAGCGTATTGCGGCGCAACCCTTGCACGATTTGGCCATCCGGGTGACGTAAAATGGGCTACGGGGGCCGGGACTGGCATATCTGTTCGCGACCGTGCCACTTCCGGATGGGTTTCCGCGCTCGATTTTCCGACTTCTAGGGATGTCATACAGCCAAAGTACTTTAACAACGGCTTCAGGTCGCCAAACTCGCATGAACCGTTTATCCCTGCGCACGAAATTGCGGAATGGCGCATAGATGACCAGATTCTTAAGCTCAAAAACGGCTCCCTCATTGGTTTTAAGAGCGCCGAGAGTGGTCCTGGCAAGTACCAGGGCGCGGGCAAAGACTGGATTCACTTTGACGAAGAGCATCCATTCTCGATTTACGAAGAATCTGTTATTCGTGTAGGTGAAGCGCCGCTATTGTTCTTCTGTACATGCACTTTATTGCCGCCAGAGGGCCAAAAAGCCATTACGGTGAGCTGGATATTCGACAAGGTCGTAAATCCATGGAAAGAGGGGCGCGCGCCGAACGTTGGACTGTTCGGGAGTAGCATTTATGATAATCCACACATTATGCGCAGCGAAATTGCGCGTTTGGAGTCGATTTATCCTGAAGGCAGCGTCTCGCGCCGCATCCGTCTTGACGGTGAGATGCTCCCAGGGCTTTCGGGCGCTCGCGCCTATCCGGCATTCGACCGGATGCTGCATGTCAAAGAGCAGCCTAAGCTTTCGATGCGCAGGCCGCTGATTTGGACCTGGGACTTCAACGTTGAGCCGATGTGCAGCGTTGTGGGCCAAGTTGACGGCCTAATGTATCGTGTTTATCGCGAGTTGTACCTTGATGAAGGCAACATCTCTGAGATGTGCTCGCTATTCTGCGATCTATTCCCACGTCACGGCGCAGAAATCTGGCTCTATGGTGATTCGACCGGTAAAGGCCGGACGGGCCAGACAGGCCGTAGCGATTATTGGATGATTCTCAATGAGATGAAGCAATATGGCGCGCCGATCAGGATGCGCGTGCCACCTGAGAATCCGCGCGTGCCGGATCGCATCAATGCGGTTAATCGCGTCTGCAAAGACGAAGAAGGCCACGTCCGCCTATCGGTTGATCCGCTGTGCCGCGAGTTGATAGCTGACCTTGAAGGTGTGAAGCGCGATTCTATGGGCAAAATCCTGAAAGTGCGGAACCGCACTGACCCGTACTTCAAGCGTACTCATCTTAGCGACGCGCTGGGCTACTGGCTAGCATTTGACGAACCGGTACGGCCAGTAGATGGGCGCGGCAGTGTCAGCAACTCTATGTCTCCCAGAGTTAACATCCAAGCTTTGATGGGGCCGCAATATGGGATCAGGCATTAACAATTCGAATCCTATCTATCAAGGCCCAATGCTGAGCTTTGAGCAATGGACGGACCATGTTGAGCAGGTGTGGAAATGCACACTAGAGAAATCTTTGGGCGAAGAGGGTGTCCGCGCCGCAGTTGGCACGATGAGGCCCATGTTTGCCTTTGCAGCAGGGCGCGCCTATGACGAATACGTCGCCGGATGGAAAAGGCACCGCAGGAAAGCTAGTCGAAAAGCTGTGTAGGGTTTGTTCAACAACACTGCTCTCTGATGCCGAATACAGGATTGGCGTACATGTGAGATGTGTCTACAATGTGCAGTTGAAATATAAGCGCATAGTGATTCCGGGACCAAGTTATGGCAGCAGGCAACAACCCAAAGGGTGAAGGCGTCGCGCTTCTCAAGCACGATGAAATGATCCCTGAGGGTATTGGCGTTATCGAAGCTATCAATCAGTGCCGCCGTGAGAGCGAGGAGGCGCGCCATGATCGCGAACGCAAGGGCAAGAAGAATTGGGACATGTATCTTGGCGAACAAGATTGGTCCCATAAGCAGCCAGGCCAGTCGCAGGAGTTTCTGCCGAAAGTTCCTATTAGCGTCGAGCAGCTAGCCTCCATTGTCAAGCGGGCATTGGTTCAGTTTGGCAAATACTTCAGCGTCGACGTTGACAGCGAACTGGGCCAGCTGATTACTGGCAGCCAGATTCGTGACATTACAGACGTGTTCATGCGCGACCTTTGGGGCCCGAACGGCACGACGATGGACTTCCCTACAGTCGTCAGCGATGCAGTAAAGCAGGCCCTGCTAAAAAGCCTCATTATCTTCAAGGTACACGGTGGATATGTCAAAGGCCGCAGGCTTTCCTTTGAGCATGGCGTGGGACTGTCTGAAACTGAGCATGATGAGTGGAAACTGCGCATTGATCTGGTGCGGTTTGAGGATTATTACCCTGACCCTACGGGCGCAGGCTTATATGAGATTCATCGTGTTGAGCGCGATCTGCATGAGATTGTGGAGCTTTCTGAAGGCGAGGACCCGATCTATGACAAGGCTATGGTTGATATGCTTATTTCGAGCGTATCACAAACACGGCCAGAAAACGAAAAGCTGAGCGAGCGCGCGCGCAATCAGAGCGAAACGACAATGCCCGCGTTCCGAAAGCGCGTGGTGCTTGATGAGTTTTGGGGCACGCTGCTCAAGAATGACGGCACTGTGGCGCACCGTAACATTGTGGCGACTGTTGCCAATGACGTTTTTTTGATCCGCAAGCCTGAGCCCAACCCGTTTTGGCATCAGAAAAGCCCCTTTGTGGCCGCGCCGCTAATCCGCGTGCCGCACTCTGTTTGGCACAAAGCCATCTATGACCACGCGAGCGACTTAAACATCGCGATCAATGAGCTGTATAACCTGTTCATCGACGGCGGCATGGCCAGTGTGTGGGGCATCAGCCAGCTCCGCGTTGAAGACCTTGAAGACCCAAGCCAGGTCGAGGGTGGCATTCGGCAGGGCATGACGCTCGCAGTGAAGCAGACGCTACCGCACAATTCAAAGGTTTATGAGCGTGTCAGCGAGGGCAGCATCCCTGCTGAGGCAACGACGGTGCTTGAGAGCCTGAACGCGGAGTTTGCTCAAGCGGCCTTGACGAACGAACTTAAGCTTGGCTCGCTGCCGCCTAAGCAAGTGCTCGCGACGGAAATTCTTGAGAGCGGCCAGGGCCAAAATCTGATGCTTGACGGCATCGTGGCTGATCTTGAAAACCGCTGCATGACGCCAACTATGACCATGGCCTTCCAAGTTATCATGCAGATGGCTGATAAACTGCCAGAAGAGGTTTTCAACTTTATCGATGATAAGAAAGTTGCGCTGATGATCATGCGCGCGAGCCCGGAAGAGCGGTTTGCATTGTTCTTCGGCCGGTATCGCTTCCGTGTTCATGGGCTTTCTAGCACCATGGCAAAGGCCATGGAATTTCAAAAGATCATGGGCTTCTTGCAAGCGGTCAGCGTAAGCCCAATCTTCATGCAGGCGTTTATGCAACGCTTCTCGGCAAACAAGTTTATGGACCAGATTCTTGCGGCGCTGAACCTGAATCCTAAGAACTTTGAGCGCAGCGAGGAAGAGCTAGAGACGCTGGGAGCTGAGATGGAAGGCGCGGGCGGTATGGCGCAATTGCTTGGCGGCGGGCCGAAGAATGCCGAGGGTCAGCCAGGCGGTATGCAAAGCGGCGCGGCCGCAGGCGGCTCGCCAGAGGCAAGTGCAATTCAACGGCGCGCCCAGCCAGGCGCACAGATACCAGGGAATGCATAATGATTAGCAACTTCGCAGGTTCAATGATGTCGCGCGGTGGAACCGGCGCATCGACAGGTTTTTCTGGCATGGCTGGCCTGATGCAAAGCGCTAGTAGCCAATCGCATGGGCTGAGCCTTCAGCAGCCTGTGAGGAGCCGCGCCGCGCCCCAGGGCAATAACCTTGCTGAGCAGATGCCCGCTATGGTGGTCTCAGCGCAGCTCCAAAAGAACCAGCGGCGAAGCCGTAGCGTCTTCGTGTGAGAGCATATATATAAGGAGTGCGCAGATGCGCAAAATGCTTCAACGCGAAGTCATGGAACCCGGTAAGCTCACGTTGACAAAGAAGAGTAAAAAGACTAAATCTACAAAGAAGCGCAAGCCTAAGCTCAAAGGGAAGTCTTATTGATGAAACCGATTCCTGGTGGCGTTGACCATACAAGCTCTGCTAATGGCAAGGTTAACTATCCTGGCAAAGTACATCGCGGCCAGAAAGCCAAGCATACGGGCGTTGCTGATGGCGGCATGGACTTGGGCAAAGACGCGACGAACTGCATTTCTGGCACGAAGCGCACGAACAAAATGCTAAGCCCTGGTCCTGGAATACGGAAGCACGCATGATTCCTCCGGCGCGGCTCATTCGCGATCTTGAAGACAATGCCAACACAGCGGGCAATCCTGTGTTGGAGCGCCGTATGGCAGACTTGGCCGTATGGTACTATAAGACTTCGCGATTGATTCCGACCGACAACCTAGCTAAGCGCATTGAGTTTCAGGATAAGGCCATTTGGTGCCTGATTGAGCTTAATGCGCTTTTGCTTGAGCGGGTGCGGGAGAAGACTGGCAGTAAGTACCTGTTCATGCCTAGCAGCATTGACATTCATCCATGACGCAAGATGCCAACATCGAGAAGATAGAAAAGGGCCGCGCCGCCAGCCTTGCCGAATCTGTTGTTAGTGAACTGGTCGAAGACTTCATTAATGGATGCATCGCCCAGCTCATTCAAATGTACCGAGGCGGCGAAGTTAACCACGATCAACTTGTGGGCAAAGTGGCCGAGATTGCCGCCATGCACGGCCTGATGAGTGAGTTAGAGACAAGGCAACGGATTGGCAATTTAGCCGCCCAGAAGGAATTTAAGTAATGGCTCAGAAGAAGCAGATTCATCCCAGCTTGCTCAAGCAGCAGAACGTCGAGGCGGCAGCCTTTGGCGGTGGTCCGCAGCATGGCGACGAGTACGACGATGAAGAGTTGCTTGGCCGCGTTGCTGATGACGACGAGGACGACGAGGACGAAGACGAGCCTGAGCCAAAGGAAGACGCCATCACTCGGCAGTTTGCCGAGATGAGCCGTCAGATTGGCCAGCTTCAGGAACAGAATGAGCATTTGCGCCGCAGTATCCCGCCAGTTATGGCGCGTGAGGCTGCGCCAGAGCCCGAAGATGAAGAGCCTGATTGGGACGAAATGCTCTTCAAAGACCCGAAAGCGGCGCTTAAGCTGCATGGTGAGCGCGTAGCCAAATCGGTTGAACGGAACCTTACTAAGAAGTACGAGACTGACCAGAGCAATACGCGCTTTTGGAGCACGTTTTACGAGGCGCATCCTGATCTGAAAGACGATCATGACCTTGTGCTGGCTACGCTCAACAAGCACTTTAGCGAAGTCGGCGGAATGCGCACAGACCTTGCGCAAGAGAAGCTTGCCGACTTGACACGCGCTCGTATTCTGAAATACTCGGGCAAGGGTGGAGCAGTACCCTCTAAAAAGAGCAGTCGTGCTCGAATTGAGGGTGCTGCCGAGCCGCGCAAAAAGCCGGTACAGCCGAAACCTGAGAACGTTACTTCGCTGAGTAGCGTTATCAAGCGGCGCAGAGAGTTGCGCTACAAACGAGGTAAGGTCGCTTAGGGATAAAACATGCCTCAATTTTCTTGGAATTTCGATGCGCCGACCGGCACCTATAAGAATCATGCCATGTCGAGCCAGCTCTATGAAGCCGCTGTAGAGAATAGCGTCTTTATGGACCACACTAGCCCTGTTGAAGGCTACGGCAAGAAACAGGGCGAGACAGTGACGATTACGCGCGTGCGTAACGTGACTGAGCCAACGAGCGCCGTACTCGATGAGCAGACTCGTATTCCCGAAGATTCGTTCAGCCTGAGCACTCGCGCCATTACTGTGCAAGAGCTGGGCCGGGCGATTCCCTACACGAGCCTGAGCATGGACCTCTCGGAATTTGATTTGGAAAATCCGATCCAGAAGAAGCTTCGCGAGCAAATGCGCCTTGTGCTGGATACGCTCGCTGCGCAGGCTTATCGGCGCACCTCCGTCAAGGTCGATTTCACGGCCACGACGACAACCACATTCTCCACTGGCGGCGTCTTCGCCAACAACAGCACGCGGAACTGGCTCGTCAGCGACGTTGCGAAGATTCGCGACTATATGTTCGATGACCTGACCATTCCCCCGATTGATGGCGGTGACTATCTGACCATCGTTCGGACGCTCGGGCTTCGCGGCCTGAAGAACGACGCTGAATGGGTCACCTGGCATCAGTATACCGACCCGCAGGCGAAGTTCAACGGCGAAGTGGGCCGGATCGAAGGCGTGCGGTTTGTTGAGACGAACCATACTTCAGCGGCGCGCAAGGTTGGCACGGCGTCTGTGCTCGGTGAGGGGCTTGTGTTCGGCGACGAGAGCGTTGGCCTCGCAGAGGCCCTGACGCCTGAGCTTCGCGCCGCTATCCCTGGCGACTTCGGCCGCTCGCGGGCAGTTGCTTGGTACGGCATCCTGCGGATGGAGCCCATTTGGGACACTGGCAACCGTGGCGAGGCCAAAATTCTCCACATCGGCTCGCTTGAGTCCGGCAACTAAGGGATAGTAGGAATGTCCTACACTGAAGGCAAAGACTTTTTGAGGGTTCGTACTGCTGCGGGTGCGGACATCATCCCTACGCAGACGCCGGCAATTAAGGCGTCTATTTATGTGGGCCCTGAGCCTCTGACAATTTCAGGCATTGCCGCGATCATTACCACGGCCATGACTGTGACGGCAGCGGTTCTTACACTTACGCATCGACCGACGCCAGGGTCATCCTCTGGTGAGGTAACTATCGCCACTATCACCTTGCCCGTTACTGGTTCGGCGATTGGCGATTGCGTCTACAAGCGCGGCTTCTCGCCATACAAGGTGCCTGCTGGCGCTGAGGTGACGCTGACGCTGGGTACGGCCTCGACCGCTGGCGCAGCGGCGTTCAACCTGGAACTCATCTTCTCGTCTGACGCGCCGGGCAACAATGCTAAGATGAAGGCGAGTGCCTAA